CTCGCTGAATAGCGCGTACTTTCCCTCGCGGGCCGTTCCAGCTTCTTCGCCTTAGCCATACCGCCAACCGTCTTTCTGTCACGCAGTTTTGATTTGGAGGGAAACGCGGAAGGCCCGTATACTTGAGGGGTAGTCAGGTTCCCAAATCTGATTGCCCGCTCCGGGGTGTTGCACCCCTCGGAATTGCGCTCCGATCCGCCAAGAAGAGTGCGCAATTGCGAGGTAAAAACAACCGGCGGTGGTCTAGGGCCGGTGACGTCCCAGTTGGGAAAAGCCGATGTGGCATAATCCCGACTTAGAGTGCGAAACGTACCCTCAGTCCTAGCGTTTTTTCCCGAATCCAAATGCGTAGTGTGGAAGGTGTGTCTACCTCCCCACGCCACGCGCCCGTCCAGTTCTCCGCCCCGGATTTTGCGGTCATCGAGCGCGATATGGCCCGATTCAAAGCGGCCGACCTGGCCCCGCGAACCGTCAGCTCCTACGAGAGTGACGTCCGCGTATTCCGCGCCTGGTGCCTCGTCGCCCAGCGCGTATCCCTTCCAGCCACCGCCATCACCGTGCAGCTCTACGTTACCGACCTGATTGGAAGCCGCGGCCGGAAGATATCGACCGTCGAAAGGCACGTAGCAGCCATCAAGCGGTTGCATAAGACCGCCGGCGAGCAGACGCCCTGCGGTCCTGAACTGCAGGAGCTGCTGGCGGGCGCCCGCCGTATCCTGTGCCAGCGACCCGCCCAGAAGGAGGCTATCCGCGTGGTCGATCTGAAAGCCATGCTGCGCGCTATCGGACGGCAAACGCCCACGGCCTGCAGAAACGCGGCCGTCCTGCTTTTCGGTTACGCCAGTGCATTGCGACGGTCGAACCTGGCCTTCCTGCGATTCGAGGACCTGACCTTCCAGCCGAAAGGAATCCTCGTAGTAGTTGCCCGCGAAAAACAGGAACGCGAGGGAAAGGTACGGATGGTGGCGGTGCCCCGAACGGGACACTCCACTTGCCCGGTGGGAGCGGTAGAGCGATGGCTCACGTGGCGCGGCCGGAACCCGGGCTTCCTCTTCCAGGGAGTGCTGAACGGCAAAGTGACGGGGCGGGGAATCCTGCCAAACCGGGTCTGTCAGATCGTCCAGGAAGCAGTCGCGGCCGTGGATCTCGATCCCCGCAGATTCGGTGCCCATTCGCTTCGTTCTGGCATGGCCAGTGAGGCGTTGGAGAACAACGTCAACGAGGTGATGGTCGCCCGCCAATTGGGCCACTCCTCGCTTGAAACCACCCGAATCTATCTCCGATCGCGTGATCTGTTCAGAGGGAATCCTGCCGGCATGATCGGCCTGTAACGTGACTTGTGCAGAATTGGCGATCGGAAGAGGTTTACTGCTGGTTTGCTGAACCTGTGAAGGCCCGCCGGTTTGGAATTGTCGGGGTAGCGTCTTCACTCCGTTGAAAGAGTGCTGAAATCCGGTCGGGGTCAACCAATGGCTGGGAGCCACTGCACCCGACCGGACTTCAATCCATCGCCCGGCAAGCTGGCCAGCCAACCGAGCGACTACAGGATACCTTACCGCACCCGGTAGTCCGCATCGGGTAATGTACCGCTTGAAAAATAAAGAGGATCTTTTGTACGCTGTGAAGGTTTGCACGGGCGTGCCCATTTCCGCCTACACCACCTCGCGATATAGAACGGCTCTTGCACACGTGTTATCTCTTGGCGGAGTAGTGTGCGGAGCTGTTGCGCGGGGAGTGTTGAGCCTGCTAAATTCGTTTTGAACAGAAGAACAAACATTTTATTTTTCAATCAAAAGGGGCACTGACGGCGGCAAAATCCACCAGTGCCCCTTTCGTTTTCTCGTTCACAACTTCAGAAACAAATCTTTCGTACGCCGGGCGAGGCCCAGGCGTCCTGAGCCAAAATTCGGAATTATTGTAGGTAAACTAAAGCGGGTTCGCCCGTCGTTCTTCATCGGTTCGACTCAAGCGGGCCCCACCGACCGGCCGCTTGCCTGCCAACCGTCATCCTTTCGACGGGGAACGGTTCGGCTCAAGCGGTCGGCGGCGATGCGCCCCGAAACTTAGTAACAAATTGAAAAGTGCGGTTTAAATCCTACAGCATGGTACTGCCTGGGGCAAAGGGAAAACAACCGGGGATTTGGACTGACTGGTACAGGGGCAGTAGACTGCCAAATTTGCACGGTTATAAACTAAATCGGGCTCGGATGTTGTTCGTCACAGATCGGCACCGAGCCCACCCGCCAGGCCGCTTGATTGCCTTACTGTTGTCCCTTCCACGGTGTCCGGTTTGCCGTCAAGCGGTCGGCGCGTTGAATTACGCGACCCCGTGCCGTTCTTCTTCGGTCTGCGTGACCTCGGCACTGGTTGACGTGGTGTCACCCGATCCGACAATCTCATCCCTCGGCGCCAGCTCCGTTTCCGCCTGTAGCCAGTCATCGAGGGCCAACCCGTCGATGCAGCCACGGGCTTCGTAGAGCTCGTACGCGCGTTCTCGGATTCGATCGTCAGTCATAGGTGTACCGTCTTGAACCCCGTACTGATAGGCCTTACGGGTAAGCCCCAGATCCGGCAGGAGGCCTCAACGGCGGGCCATGTCGAGGGCATGGTGGAGCGAGGTTGCACGCGGCGATCGACGCGGCCGATGCGCTTGTTTTCGGCCTTCTCCCGTTCGATTGCCTTGAGCGCCTCCTGGCGTTCGCGCCGCTTCACCTCTTCCGCCTGGGCCGCTACGGCTCGCAGGGTTCGCACGTTCCGCATTTCGGCGGCTCGCGCTTCCATGGCGGGAGTCCATTTCAGACCTCGTTTCTCGTATGGCATTACCTGTCACCCGAACAGAGCCAATCCTCACGCCATAGCTGGTACCCGTAGTAGGTCACGCTTTGACCTGTGGGCAGTCTGAAGGCCAGCGGCACCAGGCGGGAGTAGACTGCCGACATGTGGTCACCGTCCGACCAGGTTAGCGGCGCGATCGCGGGGAGTAGTGCCGTGGAGCTCGAGTAATCGCCCACCTCACCCTGTGGGATCCCTTGCGCCCGAAAGGTACTTTGCTGCTTACCGAGCACGCCATTCTGGTAGACCAGTATCGGCCCCACTGGAACAACTGTCAGGGTGTGAGAGCAGCTCGCCGGTACCTGTGAATACCCGTGGGTGCTGGCCAGGAATAGCAGGGTGATGATTAGACGGCGCATCAGCCGCCAGCTTCGGGGATGAATTGCCAGGTGCCGCTTGTAGGCGTTGCTGCCCAGGTGCTGCGCGTGTCAATGTTGACTCCGGTTGGACGGAATACATGGAGCATCAAGGCGGTTTGGTCGATTACCTCGGTTACCAGGGCGGCTCTTGCAACGAGTTCACCACCAGCCTTGAGGGTTTTCGACTCATAGAAGTTAACGATTTGACCGACAAAGGCGCGGGGTTCGGCTGCTGAACCTGCACCAGATTTCTGTGGCATGAAGGCCTCCAATCTCGGCTCAGTCTACCCCGATTGGGAGGGTCGAACCATGGCCCGCGCTAATCAGGCGCCTGCAAACACCGTCAGTCGCCAGCGCTAGTTGGTGACCGGCATCGGCAGCTTACCGAGGTTCGCCCACCAATCGCGGACTTTGCCCTTCGACGGTGGCAACGGATCGCAGGCGCTAACGTAGCTTGCGGCGAGCACGGCAGCCAGGAAAAGGCGCGCCAACCAGGACGTTAGCGGCAAAAAGGAGAGCAGGAAAGCAACGGCGAGCAGGACGCGCAGCAAAGCGAAGTCGGACATCTTACGCGGGTTCGGATATCCCGCATCTACGATTCGCCTTATCCAGTCGTCACCGTGGGCGTCCATTGCAAGAAAGGCGTACCAGCCTGAGAGGGCCAGACTGAGGAGCGCAAATGGTGCGAAGAACCCCCACCGCAGAACGGTCACAACCTGTAAGAGTTCGGCCAAAGAAGCGATCGCGTAACAGGCCCGCGACTGCTGTAAACAATCCCACCCCGTCCAAGTCTGGATCCACGCTGCGCAACGCTCCACATGATCGAGCAGCCACCAATCGAAATGGACGGCTGGACTGTTCATTGATCCGGCCCCGTGTACTTCCGAAGAATGATCGTATTGCCCATCTGATCCCGCAGTGCGGCGCCGTCTGGCGTGACGGCCAGGAATACGTTTGAGATTGACTCGGGGACCGTGGAAGTGGTGAACCACCAGCGCGTCGAGGGTTCGTGGGTCTATCGTGTGAACAACGCCAATGTAGTTAAGCGAGGTGGCGTATCGTGGCCCTTGCAGGACGTAGACGTGGTTCAGCTCCAACTGAGAGGGGCGAATCTGCGGATGGTCTGAGAGGTTGGATACCAGGACTTCCGGCTTAGGGTTTCGATTCCTGCGCTCTTCGTCGGTCATTCGCTAACCTTCTCGCGAATCCACGGGCGTTCTGGCTCGGTCGTGGGTTGAATCGTCTGCTGGTGCGACCACTTTATCAGCTCCATGATGGTCGCCTCAGAAAACAGGCGGCCGGTGCAGAATGCCCAACGCGCCACCAGTTGATCGAGCGCCTGGTGCGCGGCAAGGTGATACTGGCGGAGTTGTTCCTCTTCGTCGGTCATATGTCGTGCTCCGGATTGTCACCGGAGGCGCATCAGTTTAGCTATTGCTGTGAACCCGTAGGTTTCAAGGCGGTCGATCGTGGCGTCAATAAAACTTCTGGCGACCAGTGCAGACGCGCCAGTATTGGCAGGGTGACGTAAGGCCAACTGCAGAGTGCCCACCAGGGAGATGAGCGATTGCAAATCGAACTGGACCGGCAGGGCGAAACCACGGGCTCCTACCAACTCGGCCGTCACGTAATCGAGCAGTTCTTTTTCGGCGCGTTTGGTCATACGAAGTACCTGCGAAAACTCCAAGGCTCTACATGCCGCATTTCCGGACTCTCAACCCTCGCATACCGATCTGGGTTAACCGTACTCATGCTTTTAGAATGGCAACTAAAATAGCCATAATAGCCACTCCAAGAGCCCACCAGAATCTTCTTCTCCACATTCTAGCCTCTGCATACGGAGTGAGGCCCTGCTCTCGAACCTGGTGAAGATTCCAGCGGACTTCAGTTTCCCAGTTCACTTGAGATCCTTTTTAGGATTAACCTGGAGACTCTCCGCTTGCTCCCCTGCTCCCATGGTGTCGGGCGAGAGCGCTGTATCAGCAGTACGCTTCAGTGCGACCAAACGCCGCAAGGGCTTCTGAATGTCCCTTCGAATGCGCTCAACGAACAACACCAATTCCAGGTATTCCGAGACGCGAATGTGTATCCACTCGTCGATCTGGCCTGCCTTCACCGCAGGGGAACGCAGATAATTCCGCGCCTTCTTCAACACCTCGGCGCGAACCTCGATTTTTAAGTCGGCGAGAATCTCGCACAGCTTCAGAATCACCAAGTCGTCCAGCGTGTAGCCCCGCACTGAACCCGGCCCCTGTGCCTCGATCGTTGGCGCGGCGAGATCGATCCGCGCCCAATAGTCAACATTGCGATAAGACGCGCCTGTGATCGTAGCCGCCTCCCGGCCCGTGAAAAGCAATTGATCGGGCCGCAACTGATCGCGCGGGTCTTTCGTCATGACTTGCGCTCCGGCATACAGTCGCAGTTCATCTTGGGTACTCCGCACGTCGGACAGATCGGCCCGCAAATGTGTTCGACTAGCGACGGCCCTCTAGCGCTGCCCGGCGACGGTGTTTGCGACGGGCTGCTTAGCGCGGGCAAGCTGGCGGAATCATGACCGGCAGGTAAAGGCTGCCTGAGTTTTCCCGGCTTACTTTTCTTCCGATCCATTCGAGCTATGCCCCTTTCAAAGTAGACTCGAAAAGCCCGTTGAATTTCAAGACCAGTTTCTCAATGTCAATTCCATGAACAGCCGCAAATTCGAGCGGTCCTAAAGCGTGTAGTGACTCGTCCCCTGTCTGGTGGTGGATCAGGCATAGCGGAATCACCTGCAAGTCTGAAGACTTCGTACCCATTCCATGCGAGCCAGTGTGAGCAGCTTCCACGCGCCTGGTCGATTCACACACACAGCAGGCGAACCTTCGCACGAACGCCTTGTACTTCTCATTGCGGACCGGCTTACCTCGCTGGTAACCCTGAACTGATCGAACTCCATAGGCCGTAATCATCTCCCATCCAGGAACAACAACGCCCCAGCAATAGCTAGAAACCAGATGGCGTACCAGATTCGATCAGGCCAGGAGAGCTTACGGTCTATCATTCTGTCCGCCGCAAGATATACTCAACTCCCCGGATACGTGCCCCTGGAATAACCGAGCCATCCCGCAATGCCTTCCTGATCCGCTGGTAATCCGGTTTCTGAATCATCATGCCGGCGGCCGCGATCGCCTTTTCATCGGTGATCTCGACCGCTTCGTACCGCGACACCTGCAGGCCGGTTTCCTCAGCAGCCCGGCATACTGCGGAATCCTCAGCGTAAGGTGGCATCATCAGGCACCACCTTTACGCTGCAGGCCAATGAAGGCGGAAAGCATGACCGTACGAACTACGGCATTCGGTACACCCTGTGCCTCGGCATGGATGCAGGCCTGAGCGTAAACGTCGATCAAGGCATTCGTCTGATTCAAGAGTGTGACGCCCCACGGTTGCAATTGCTGAGCCTGCGGCGCCCGTGACGGCATCGCTACCGGGCCATAGGTTCCAGTCCCCTGCGGTTGAACTGGCGGAGCACTGGCGGCCGGCTTACGCTGCTGGGACTCATGGATGGAAGCTGCTAGCTGGCGTTCGAGCAATGACGGCGGTTCGGCTTCCATCTCTGCGCGAGCCCGCGACTTTTCCCCTTCGGGAGCTAACCAGACATCCACGTATCCCTGTTGCGCCTTGCCAGTGGCTTTCTTGCAGATGTAGAACTCTTCCCGGTTGCCGAGCTGGAGCGCATAAATTTTGTTGGCGATTCCCAGGGAAAGGTAAGCACTGCGGCCGTCAACCAGCCCGAAGTACACCTGCTTCTCATCACCGAATCGCGAGTCGCAAATCTTCCCCGTGGGGTACTTCAAGGCGATCCGCTCAGGCACGTTCGGCTGGAGCATGAGTTTCGATGGCGCGTTTCCGTTGTTGTTCATTTACTGTTTCCTCCTGGTGCAAAACCAAAGTCCAATCGCGTAAGCGAGCAGTTGAAAAACACCCCACGCTAGGAGCTTCATTTCGCCCTCATGTAATGCAGCACCAGAAATTCAGGCACCGCGTAAGATCCCGCGACGTGCTTCGACCGCGCGAAGTAGTAAGCGAGCGGGGCGGCATTGCGCTCTTTGTAAAAGGCGAACCGTTGAATCAGGGACATTACGCTACCTTCCTTTGAGCTAAGAGCACCGACAGACGCGCCTGAATGCGGACAATTTCCTCTTCCCGCTTCGCATCAGCCTTCACGGCTTCGCCCATGCACTCATCGCAGACGAGGAAGGCATCATCTGACGGTGTGGCGTACAGGTGGTCTGTGGTCGATTCGCAGTTCATGCACTGGGGACCGGCTGCGGAGTAGTTTTGCTCTGATCTGCTCATGTAATTAGTATATGATGCCCGACTATTAAACGCAATAGAAAAATGGTATATTATGGGTGACCAATGACGATCCCCGCAAGTATGTTGTGTAAATGTCTTCGCTGCGGTCACAAGTGGGTGAAGCGGATAGATGGGCGGCCGAAATATTGTTCGGCTTGCAAAGAGAGTAACTGGGACGTACCGGCCGGCGAGCTGCCTCGCGGGCGCCCCGTCACGAAGGGTAAGAAGGCCACGAAGTGAGAAACGGCATAACCGCGGCACTCATTCTGGCTGGCGTAGGCCTATTCTCGTTCTACTTGTTTAGCGTGAGTTTTTCAGCTCAGCAGGGTGATCCGGTGGGATGGCACGCCGAGGCGGGATATGAAGTCCGCGCGCGTATCGGCATCGCTGCGGGTGCCGTGTTGGTGGCTGCTGGATGGTTAGTGCGGAAGATCCGGCCTTAATTGAGTACATTTCACTCCGATATTGGCGCAACATCGAAGTAACGTTATGAAGTGCGCAATTTATGCCCGCGTCTCGAAGAAGGAAGGCCAGGACACCGAGAACCAGCTCCTCGACCTCCGCCGGTATGCGAAGGCGCAGGCCTGGGAGGTTGTCGAATACATCGACCACGACACCGGCAAGCACGCGAACCGGGACGCCTTCAAAGAGCTGGTAGCGGATGCCAGCCGGCGGAAGTTCGGGGTAGTCCTGGTGTGGGCACTCGATCGCTTCACCCGTGAGGGAGTGCTCGAGACGTTCGGCCACGTCCGGAAGCTATCCGACTACGGCGTACAGTTTGAGAGTTACACCGAGCCATTCTTCCGCACCACGGGGCCCGCCGGCGAGCTGCTGATGGCTGTCCTTGCCTGGGTGGCGAAGCAGGAACGCCAGCGCATCAGCGATCGCACCAAGGCCGGCTTGGCTATCGCCCGATCCAAGGGGAGAGTGGGCGGCCGGCCCGCGAAAGTCTTCGACCGGGACCGAGCGCGCGCGATGCGCAACCAGATTCCGCCGATGAGCTGGCGGGCGATCGGCCTCGAGTTGGGGGTGGCACATTCCTCGATTCGGGACGCTCTAAAGCCTGTACGAGAAACGTCTCGCCCAAAACGCAAAAAGCGCGTTGCAGACAAGTCCTGACGTTTTGGTCCTGAAGTGTACGGGAGCGATCGTTAGTGCACAGCCTGCAACCCCTATCTTTGCTGTGCTTTGCGCGCTAACTGCTCACCCAGCCCATGCGATTCTGGCAGCACCATCCCCTCGAAAACGCGCCCCCGTTGACGAAATTTGACAACCAATCGGCCCCCTCAGAGGCAACCCGACCACACTTTAGCTACACTTGCCACCTTGATTTGGCTACACCAGCTTTCCCCCTCGCATTCCCTCGCGTTGCATTTTTCGCAGGTGCGCACTAACGTTTCTAAGGGTGATACTCTTTCCAGGAGGAGCAAAACATGCCCAAAGGTGTTCCAGCATCAGGAGTTAAGCAGTCGGCCGCGTTGAACAAGCCTTTCGCGAAAGCTGCGACGAACGCGAAGCCCGCGGTTTCGATCATTGTCGAACCGACCACCGGCGCCGTAACGATTCAGGCCCCCAGCATCGATATGGTGGCGCCTGTGCTCGAGAAGCTCAGAACCCGGACGGCCGGCGCCGGCGCGTAATTCTGCCGCAAGCATGGTAAAGACCTCGGGGGAGGTTGGCCACACCGGCAGACCAACGGAGCGGGCCCGCGTCCGCGAATTCGTCCGCTCCGTTTGAACCCTTGAGTTTTCTAAAGTGCGACTTTCGATTGCTCACCCGCCAGCCCCAGGGCGATCATGCCCAGGCACCCCGGCGAGCCACACTCGCAAGGCGGCACATGCAAACCCTCGAGGGATTCGGTATCCCGCATCAGACAGGCAGGATTCTCGAGCACCCACAGGACGAGCTGCAGCCTGTTCACACGCGCGCGATCGCACATGCTCGTTAACCGGCTGTTAACTGTACTCACCGCGATTTCCATCGCGCCCGCGATGGCTTTGACGTCAAGGCCACCGAAAACCTTCTTCACGATTTCCCTGTCTTGACGGTCGAAAGTGACGGACATTGGCCCTTAGCCCCTATTTATTCCGTCAGTTTCGCCCGATTACTGGCAAATTGCCAGATTTCAGCAATTGAATTGAACGGAAGCCACGCCACCAGGCCCAGACTATAGGTATAGAATGCGCCCCGATCCTCAATCCGCGGCACGTCAGGCGATTGTGGACGAGTACGGCGAAGTGGACCGAAAAGTAAAACTGTGGACACCCGCGGTTAACCCGCACCTCCAGCGGCGCGCCGAATTACAGGCCGTCATCGAAAGCTGGTACGAAGACTATGCGCCAGGCCTCGGCGGCATCCAGCAGGGCAAACAGTATCAAGTCGAGGTCAGCCCCCAGCAGTGGCACCAAACCCTCACAGCAGAAGCCCAGGCAAAAGCCTTCGCCCTCATTAAGCGCGCCAAACTCATCGATCCGTTTACCATCTTCACCACCACGTTATCCTCGATCAAATCGCACCTGGGGCAAGCCTTTCTCGACTCGCATGTACCCCGAAATCGCACCGGCCGGCGCACCATTACCGTGGTAGCCAAAGCAGAGCCCGTGCTTGCGAAGGTCGCCTAATGGACATGGAAGCGGTAGACAGCTCGAATGTGCACTCAGTAGGCTATGACCCGGAGTCCAGACGGATGCGGGTACAGTTCGTCAACGGCAACGTACACGACTACCAAGACGTCCCGGCAGAGACGCACCAGGCCCTCATGGCCTCCGATTCAAAGGGCGGGCACCTCGCAAAACACGTGAAGCCCGCGCACTGTTCCGTCCGTATCAAGTAGTTTCCCATCGCTCCAATTCTGGGGTGAACCCACCGAGGCACATCGACAGCTATGTCACACAGCAAGTGCGGCACGTTGGTATGGAGTTCGACCGGCGAGGCCTGGACATCAAAGCGCGGCGCCCGGCGTCTCATCGACCGGCAATTGGCGGAACGGCAGCCAGACGGCACACTTCGGATGTACGAATCCGACTACCGTTTCCGTTCAGAGCCTCAATGCACAAGCGGCCCCGATTTGCAGTCTATGGTACGCCCCTTCCCAATCGATGTGCACCTGCAGGACGACCGGGCAGTGCTGAAATACTGGCCTGATCAGTCGAGTCCTGGAAGCAAAGCCGCGTGAGCATGCCTGATACCCCCAGACGCAAAAGAGATGGTAGCGGTTTAGGCGTCGACTCGCAGGGCGGGCCGGTGATCGACCCAACCCAAAATGTCCTCGACCTGGTGCATGCGGCGATCAATCGCCAGGACGATTTGCGTAGGGCGCATGACGAGCTTAACGCCCAAGGGATAAATCATCAGAAGCAAATGGCGGAACTGCGTGCGTCTCACTCGCGGGAACTCGCATCCAAGGAATCCTCACGCCTCGACGCAATCCGGCAAGTCGATCAGTTGGCCGTCACAAGGGCAGCGGAACAGACATTGACGGCGGTAAACGCGCTGGCAAGTTCACAGGCGCGCGAAGCTGAAACGCTCCGCAACTCGCTCACCTCGACGGCTGCGGCACTCGCCACCCAGAACGCGGATACCGTCAAACAGATCAGCGATCGCATTTCTTCACTGGAGCGATCGAGCTACGAAGGCAAGGGCAAGCAGGCGGTATCCGACCCCATGTTGTCCGAGCTGGTGGTTGAAATGAAGAGCCTGCGGGAGTCACGCGCTACCGGCACCGGCAAAACGCAAGGCATCAGTGCGGCATGGGCCGTGCTCCTGGGCGTAGTGACGCTGATAGTCGGCCTGCTCACCGTGGGGGCGTTCGTCTTCACCCGGTCATCAACCAGCGCAGCGCAACCGCCCGTGTATGTGGTGGCGCCGAATGGCACGATGTTGCCGTCGCCTCCACCTGTCAGCAAGTAAGAACAAGAGGTAAATAAACGTGGGACTGATTCAAATCGTTGTTGTGCTCGTAATCCTGGGCGTGATCATGTGGCTGGTTAATACGTACATCCCCATGCCGGCGCCCTTCAAGACGATCATCATGGTCGTCGTCGTCATTGCTGTCTGCCTCTGGCTGCTGAGTGCGTTCGGCATCTTGAGCGGCGGCGGCCCTTACATCGGCACTGGGAGGCCGTTAGTTCGATGAACTGGCTCAAACTGCTATTCCAATATTTCCCGCTCGTCCTTTCGGGCGTTGTGGCCATTGAAGGCGCTTTGAAGGGCACACCCGGTGCAACCAAAAAGCAGATTCTCTTAAACGTGCTCACGGCAGGCGCCGGCGTAGCGCAACAGATCCCCCAGGGCGACGTGCAGCAAGTGGGTAAGGTGATCGATATCGTGGTAGGCGCCCTCAACAAATCGGGCGTGTTTGTGAAGGACACCCCGGCAACCGTCCCGGGCCCGGTAGTGGTTCTCAACCTTCCCACCAACGAGCCCCCGATAATCATCAAACCGTCCGCGTAAGTTGGTCCCCCTTGAGCCCCTGTGGAGTTCCACTTCCTAATTCCGAATCAGTCTCACCACCGGATGAACCGGAAGTTCACCAATGGGGCAGCTACGACCCTACGCTGGCTGAAGAGATTGAAGGCTTCCTGGTGACACTGCCAGGCTGGCTCATTGAACCCGCTGCTATGACGGAAATCCTCGCACTCCTGCATGCTGCTTGAAGACGAAAACGAAGACGACGACGAACAACCGCTAGGCCCCGCTGACCCCAGCGTCTGGCCAGGCGTATTACCGAAACAGGCGGCCTTTTTAACCGCGCTGGTAATGTTCGCAGGCCATCGTACGAAGGCAGCCAGGGCGGCGAAGATATCGCGGGCTCTAACGTATCACTGGCAGGACACGGACGCTACATTCAAGCTGTTGCTGGAACGCGCACAGCGGCAGGCCTTCGGCACTCTCGAAGACGAGATGATCCGGCGGGCCCATGACGGCATCAGCCACGGCATTTATTACCAGGGTGAACGGGTCGCATTCGAGCGGGTTTATTCAGACGGAATCATGATGATGCTCGCCAGGGCAGGGGATCCGAAGTACCGCAGCTCTGAAGTGCAGGTCAAGGGAACAGTGGACTTGAAATTTAAGGGCGAACTGGCCGACTTGCTTGATGTCTACCGGCAACTGACGAAGACAGCAGAATGACCCCGACCCTCACCAGCTACGAAGCAGAGCAGCTCATCCGGGGATTCTCGGACCATGCGAAGTTCTGCCAGCACCTGCAAATCCGCAATAAAGACGGGGTGACCGTCCCCTATCGCAATTCTCCGGCAGGGGCGAAATTGAACCGGGCAATTCGTAAGCAGGAACTCGCCGGCGACCCCGTGCGGGTCTGCATGCTGAAGGCGGGCCAGGTCTGGGCCTCGAGCAGTGCGGCAACCGAACTATTCCGCAGGATTCCATTCTTCCCCGGCCGGCGCGCACTCGTCTTGGCCGACAGCGACCAGCACGCGGACCTTGTATTTGAGTATTACCAGCAGTACATCCGCTCCTATGCGGACAACCCGTACGGCTCGGAACTGAATTCAGCCATCGAGCTGCCCGACCTGATCAAGGACACGGAGCGGCACATCCGCTGGTCTAACGAGAGTTCCATCCTGGTCGGTACCGCCTACAATGCCGACATCGGCCGCTCGGCGCCGTACAACTGGGCGCACCTCTCAGAAGCAGCTTTCTACCGCGACATGGGCACGCTCATGACCGGCTTAATGCAGAGAATACCGAACTCTGCGGATTCAGGCGTCATTATCGAATCCACAGCCAACGGCACCGGCGGCGATTTCTACGACCTCTGCCAACGTTCGATGGATCCGCGGCGCGCAACCGGCTGGGCATTCGTATTCTTCGGCTGGTGGGAACACCCCGAGTACCGCATGCCGACACCGGCAGGCTTCAAGATCACGCGCGATGAACTGGCGGAAGTCCAAAAGTACAACCTCCATATCGATCAGATCGCATGGCGGCGCCGGCAGATTGATACCGCGTGTGAGGGCAAGATTGAGCGCTTCCGCCAGGAGTTCCCCGGCAACCCACAGGAAGCCTTCCAGGCGTCTGGCCGAACCATCTTCGACATGGTGGCAGTGGGACGCATGCGCACGATTCAGGACGGCATGCGCGGCAAGCTCGAGGTGGTCGACATCGGCACCGAGAAGCGCGTACAGTTCCTGCAAAGTGAAGACGGCCGCGGCGAACTCGTCATCTACCAACTGCCCCGCAAGGGCGGGCACTATGTAATCGGCATCGACCACGCGGAAGGAATCGACCCAAAAGCCAAATCCGCCGGCAGCTCGGATCCAGACTACTGCTCGGCCACCGTACTCGATGCGGACACCGGCGAAGAAGTCGCCAAATTAAAAGAGCGATACGAACCGCACCCGTGGGCACAGGCCTGTTACCTCCTGGGCAAGTTCTACCGCTGGGCATTCCTCGCACCCGAACAGAAAGCAGTGGGCAAAGCGATGATCGGGCAACTGCTGGCCCTGCAGTACCCACAGGAATTGATTTACAGCAAGCAGCGGGATCCAAGTGACCGCAGGACGCCACTCTTGCAGGAACTGGGATTCGACACAAATTCGGTTTTCAGGCCCGTGCTGATTTCAGGCCTCGACCAGGCCTTGCGCGAGTCCGCAATACAGGTGCACGACCCCGAGACGCTGCAGCAGCTTCGCGAATTCGTCCGCAAACCGAACGGCAGAGAAGAAGGCACCAGCCATGATGATGATGTCTTCGGCCTCGCGCTGGCTGTAGAGGGCTTGCCGTATGCGCGTCGTGCTTTCCTCTACAGGGAATCCCGATCCAAGGAAGACATCCAGTGGAAGCCGCAACGCTACGGGCAGCAGGTAAAGGAACTCGATGACGACTAATCGGGCAAGCCATATCACGCCTGAGAGCATCCGCCAGCAGAAGCCCGGCCACTTCCCAGGCGAAGTGCGGCCCTACCATCGAGCCCACGGCGTCAAGCTGTACAACGAGCCCCCAACCCTGCTCGGTAAGCCATTGTGTCGTCGAGAGCGCGACGTTTTAGCAGCCCTCGGTGAAGGACTGAGCAACAAAGCCATCGGCTACCAACTGGGGATCGCGGAGGGCACGGTCAAGATGCACCTGTGGCGTGCGGCCCGAAAGACCGGCTACAGCACACGAATCGAACTCGCCTTGTCTGGCGTGCGGCGGGAAAACGCACTCCTCAAATGGGCACTCATGACGCGGCTTCGCGAGGAAGCCCAGACCCGAGGAAGGTTTGAGCCTTCGTATGACTAAAGCCCTGACGTACGATGAGTGCCAATCCATCAGCGATTTGTGGCACGGCGAACCAGTGGACGAGGCGGACCTCGCGCCCATCCTGTGCAAGCTCGACTTGCGCGATCGCAAAGAGTTGCGACTATGGGCAAGCCCGCTGACGAATCGTGATCTCGACCGGCTGTTACACCGTGAAGTCGCCCCACTCGATATGTCGTATGAGGGGCAGGTCTACCGTTTCAAAGTCGGCCTGATCAAGGATGCGGTGAAGGCTTGCGGCGGTAACAGGGCGCATGCGGCCGTATCGCTGAATCTGGCGCGCAATACAGTCTTCAAAGTTTTGCGGCTCGATGCGCGGGCAACTATGACTCATGGTGGTAGCGGATTGGCCGCAGCAGGCCGAACGACAGGATACCAACAGGCAGGCCGATAACCGCAGCCGATAAAGGGCTCAAGTAAAAGCCGGCCACCATCGTATACGCGACAACGAGCAGCAGAAACAGAAACATCCTTCCGACCCGCAACTCCACGCTAACCATCATGGCTGACCACGACGGCAATTGTTCAAACCCGTATCACCCCGACCCCGCAAAGTGCTGCGAAGCCTGCATCTTCGGGACTGGCGAGCATGCGGACTGGTGTACGTACGTGCTGACAAAAGAAATGCTCGAGGAAGGTTTAGCGGAATTCCAAAAGATGGGCACCCGTGGATAAATTCGAGTGGTGCAAGTCCCTGGCTGGAGTCGGAAATAAATTCTCACAGCGGATTGGTGATATCCATCTGGGCGCTTCAATGGGGCCGACCCCAGCCAGAGAGTCCCAAGCATAGCATGGCGAAATCATTTCAAATAGACCTTTCCGACGCCGAAAAGCAGAAGCTCATCGCGCGTATTGAGCAGGACTTTCAAAACGCCAAAGCCTCACACATGCGCTGGAGCGAACGTTGCGCGGGGTGGATGAAGAAGTGGGAAGCCCGCGTTAGTCCGTCCTCCATTGGCGATGAGGACAAACCGAACCAAGTTGTACCGCTCGTGCAGTGGCAGACCTTCAACAAATTGGCGAGGGACTTACAGGCCTTGCTTGGCGACAACGCGGAGATTACCGCACGTGCGACAGGCCCATCGGACAAGGGCAAGGTGGCGAAGATCGGCCGGTGGATGACCTCCCGCCTGTTCGATCAAATGGAAATCGTCAGCGCGCTTTGTGAATTCGAGTTCCGCCGAATTCTCAACGGCTGGAGTGCAGCCTATCGCCCCTGGTACAAACGCGAATTCGACACCCTGGTAAATGGCAAGCGGAAGCGAGTCTGCGACTACGAAGGCCCCGGCTTCTTCCCCCTCGAGCCCGACGACCTGGTGGTACCGGCTGAGCGCGGCGTCAAAAGCCTGCAGGATTTCAGCTTCATCATTCGGCGCGTACCCGTCACGGTAGACGATCTGCAGCATGGAGACGGCACGCTCTACAAGGGCACCAGTGAGCCCGACTTCGTAAAGAAGGCCATCGACTGGGCACAGACCGGCCAGAACGATTACACGATGTCCTCGGACCCCGTGCGCACCGAACGCGAGCGATCGGAAGGTGTGGATTACGACAGCTACACATTGGGCCGGCGCATCATCTGGACGTGGGAGTGGTACGGCAAATGGCGAATGCTGAAGGGCGGCGATGCGGAGGAAAACGAACTCGGCAAGCGCGACCAGTACGAAAGTGACATCGTAATCCGCTTCATTCCCGGCATGCGCGAAATCATCGGCTGCCAGGACTTGCTCGAGCTGTACCCGAAGATGAGGAACCGCAGACCCTTTGTGGAATCGACCCTCATCAAGGACGGCACGTACAGACCCAAGGGATTCGGCGCCTTGCTCGGAGATCTCGAGGACGATGCCACCGCCAACTCGCGATTATTCGCGGCTGCCGGCGAGCTGAGCGTCTGGCCCATCATCTTTTTCAAACCCGGCGGCGGTATGAAGCCCGGCAATTTCAGACTCTCCCCCGGCATGGGGATTCCAACCGAAGATCCTGCTTCAGTGAACGTGATCAAACTGAATCCGAACCTTGATTTCACGATCGCCAGACAGCAGGACATCCTGAGCGTAGCTGAGCGGGTCACCGGCATCACCGATCAGTCGCTAGGCCGTGCAGTCGATCGACCGAACGCACCGAAGACCGCAACCGGGCAGCTCGCGCTCATCGAAGAGGGCAATGTCCGAGCCTATCTGGATGCCACAATCCTCCGCGAGGACATGGAGCACATAGTAGGCGAAATCTGGGAATTAGACGTCGATATGGTGCCCAAAACCGAGCCCGGCCTCTTCTTCAGAGTCACCGAAGAGCAGGCGGATGGCCTGTTTGACACGCGGCAAGGCGGCGCCTTCATGACTCCCGAGGAATTCGGCGGCCGCTACGACTTCAAATTGAAGTTTGCCACCACGGTATACGCGAGACAGGCGAAGAAACAGGAGTTTCTAGCCTTCTATCAGGCGGCCGTCATGAACCCGCTTTGCATGCAAAACCCCAAGGCACTCTGGACGCTCTTGAACATGCTGGCGAAGCAATTCGACATCGAATTCTCGGATGTAATCCCGAAACCTGCCGACCTCGACCAGCCGAAAACGCCCGAGCAGGAATGGGTGGAAATGCTCGAAGGCCAGGAGGTTGAACCGAACCCGATGGACGACGACGCGGCCCATATCCAGGCGCACATCAAGCAGCTCGAAGGCGAGCGCACGGCCCCCAAACGCGACGTGCAGGCCATCGGCCTCAACGTGGCGCATGTACTCGCCCACAAGCAACAGATGAGAACGAAACAGCTCATGCAGGCCATGACTTCGCAGCTTGTACAGCAGATCACTCCGCCCCCAGGCCAGCAGCAGGCCCAGCAGCTCGCCCAACACGTCGGACTCATGCAGCAGGCGTACGGCGGCGCCCCACCTCCGCCACAGCAACAGGGCGCACCCGGCGACGTGCCCCCACCGGATCAGGCATTCGGAGCACAGGCGGCACAGCAGCCCGTTGAAGGCCAGATGTGACCGACCCCGACAGCGCAGAACTCGACGCCATCAAGGAACTGAGGCAGTCACCCGGCTATGCGCTGGTAGTAGAGCGAATCAACGAAGAGCTACACCGCAAACGGCTAATTCTTGAAATGTTGGGCCCTGAGCAACACTTCGCCCGCACGCAAGGTTACATCGAAGCGCTTCGTATGGTGCTCACGATCCCCGAAATATTAGCGAACGAATTGAAGGAACAAAAATAATGGAAACGATTCAGCAGAACCTGCAACCGATCCCCACGCCCGTAGGCGGCACCATCGATAACCCCGGCACCAGCCGCGGCGATGCAACCCAAAACCTCCAAGCCAATGCA